TGGTCTTGCCACTGATCTAGGTGGTGAAAGCGTGGTAGTTCCACCAAGCCATATGATGTTACGCACAATGATCCGTTCAGATAACGTCAGCTTCCCATGGTTTGCACCAGCTGGTGTACGTCGTGGGTTGATCGACAATGCTACCAGCATTGGTTATATTGATGTAAATGACGGCAACCTATTTAAATCAATCGGTGTTACTGTAGGCCTACGTGATGTATTGTATGCAGACAGAGTCAACCCATTGACAGTATTACCAGGTGTTGGTCTAGTGGCCTTCGGTCAGAAAACACGTAGCGCACAAACATCAGCGATGGATCGTATTAACGTGGCTAGATTGATAGCTTACTTGCGTTTGGTATTAGATTCAGTGGCTCGTCCGTTTATATTTGAACCAAATGATACTATCACACGTAATCAAGTCAAACAGGCATTTGAAAGCGTCTTAAATGATCTAGTGGCTAAACGTGGTTTGTATGACTATCTAGTGGTTTGTGATACAACCAACAACACACCAGATCGCATTGATCGCAATGAATTGTATGTTGATATCGCAATTAAACCAGTCAAAGCTATCGAGTTCGTTTACATTCCAGTAAGGATCGTCAACACTGGTGCTAGCTTGACAGTAACATAATATACGCAGTTAATGGGAGTGACAACACTCCCTTAACGCAAAGGAAAAATAGCTAAATACTATAAAGTATTAAAAGGAAAATAAGATGGCAACAGCATCATTAAGCAAGTTTACGGTACCCCTAAGCACTAATCAGAGCGCAACAGCACAAGGTCTGTTGATGCCTAAGCTCAAGTTCCGCTTCCGCGTGACCTTTGAGAATTTTGGTGTAAGCCAACCTACAACTGAATTAACCAAACAGGTAATGGACTTTAAACGTCCAACGCTGTCATTTGAAGAAATGATTATTCCTATCTATAACAGCAAAGTCTATCTAGCTGGTAAACCAACTTGGGAACCTGTCACTACTACCCTACGTGATGATGCAGGCGGTGAAGTTGCTAAACGTGTTGGTGAACAGCTACAGAAACAATTTGACTTCATGGAACAGGCTTCAGCAAGTTCAGGTATTGATTACAAGTTCTTAACAAGATTTGAAGTTCTTGATGGTGGTAACGGTGCCAGCGAGCCCACAGTGCTTGAAACATGGGAAATGTATGGTTGTTATCTAACTAACACAGACTATTCAAATGCTGACTATGCTCAAAACGAACCAATGACTATCGCTCTAACTATCCGTTATGACAATGCTATCCAAACTCCAATTGGCACAGGTCTTGGAACAGTAGTAGGTAGAACACTTGGTACAGTAATCACTGGTTAATCTAGATGAAACACTTCAAAGCCCGGTTTAAATCCGGGCTTTTTTTATCGATAAATAATATAAATGGACGGAAAGTATGGCTGGATTCTTTAACCAATTCTTACGACAATTAGCCACAGGCGATGAGATACGCGACTGGCAACATGCCTCACGCACATTCATTGACAGTTTATATAGATTAAGTCCTAAGGTAGGCTCAGTTTACCATGTGTTCATGGACCTTAATCCAGTAGTAGCTCAAGTAGATCAGAACAGCCAGATTGAAATTGGCCTGATGGCCAAGAATGTAGCACTGCCAAGATTTTCAGTTTCAACTAAAACCTATAATGCCTATAATCGCAAGAACATAGCACAAGAAAAAATTAACTATGATCCTTTAAGTATCACATTCCATGACGATAGTGCAGATGTGGTACGTAATTTTTGGTATGGTTACTATTCATATTATTATAGAGATGCTGACCACCAAGAACCACTTTACAATCAAGACCACAAATACAAAAAACGCCAAGAGCAGAGCTGGGGATATACTCCCTTAACTAACACAGGTACGCAGAATTACATCAACGCTATTAGGATTTACAGCCTGCATCAAAAATCATTCAGCAGTTACACTCTGATCCGACCAACTATAACCAGTTTCCAACACGGTCAACATACCGCAGGCGAATATGTGCCAATGGAGCATACTATGACATTTGCCTATGAAGCAGTGCAGTATGCTACGGGTCCGGTCAGCGAAGGAACGGTGCTTGGATTCAGTACATTACATTATGATAATAGCCCAAGTCCACTTACATCATTGGGCGGCGGAACTACCAGCATACTTGGTCCTGGCGGACTTGTAGAAGGTGCTGGTGACGTGATAACTAATCTGCAGAATGGCAACTTCTTAGGCGCGGCCTTAGGTGGATTCCGTACTGCAAATAATTTTAAAAATACAGATATCAAACGTGTTGGCGGAGCAGAACTTACACAGTTAGGTAGAAACATCTTAAGTGGGCGCAATCCATTAAGCACGGTTTTCGTACCAACAGCGGGTCAGGTCAATCAAGGTATAGCCAAAGCTCTAAGTGCCATACCTAGTGGTGTGCCTGGAACTAATATCAATTCTCAAAATGCACAAATCCCGTCTAGCAATCAAGGACGCAGTATAGTCTAAGGAATAGATATGCCATCTAACGGAAATTTACCACCAAATACCAATATCAATTCCACTACAGAATATTTTAACAACTATTTTGAAGATCTGCTTACTACTAGCCCAGGTATAAATGACGCGGTAGTGGGGTATTTCCAATCAGTCACAGGCGATGTGGAATCTGGTAGGACATTGGCTGCAACTGTAATCTATACTGCCCTAAGCCAAGGCCTAGACCCGATGAGCCTCATAGATGAATTTAGGAAACTCAAAGCAGGTCGCAGGGTAGAAGTTAAAACTCCTATTCCTGCTTCATCGGTAGTAGATACATATACGACTTTTGATCAGATAGTAGCTGATAAGAATGAATATGAAGTAGGACAGTTATTTTATCTGTCAACTACCAAGACATTTTATCAATCATATTATGCAGAATTACCTACAGATCAACCTTTGACTGTACAAACTACATTCGCTAATCCTACTTTTAATGCTAATGTAATAGATATACAACGTGATGCTATCCTTAGCGGTATGCCCATTCTAGAAGATGTCGTAGTTCCAGAAACGCCAGTGTATGTAGCAGAAGGTATGCCATTTTTAGCCGCCAATGATGCTCCGATTAGCGGAAACATCACTGCACCAACTATAGAATCTGTTATTGATACTGAGCTCATAGGTGCAGTTGAATTTGATATTCCCATAGACGTAGAAGATCCAGATCAATTTATAATTAAATCCTATCTAGATCAAGCCATACAGATTAGAGCAGTGTCAAACTACAAGCGTGAAACAGTTAGTTTGGGTAACAATCAATATGAATATAATTATTTCTATCTTTCATATACCGTAGAACAAGATGAAATCACTCCGTTTCTAACGGTGTTGCTGAATCAAAATCGAGTGAATACCAGCCTATTAGGCATTACTAATAACCCACCAGTAAACAAATACGTACAACGCAGTATCCTAGCATAAAATGGCCAAATACGCTAACGGAAAATTCCTAGTCAAAAACCCAGAAAAATACATGGGCAAGCGCAGTCCCACTTATCGTAGTAGTTGGGAATTTGCTTTTATGAACTTCTGTGATAACAACCCGGCTGTGCTAAATTGGACTAGCGAAAGCGTTAAGATACCTTATTTCAATCCAGTAAGCGGAAAACAGACTATTTATGTACCAGACTTCCTTATAGTCTACGTAGATGCTAATAGTAAGCAACATACTGAACTAGTAGAAGTCAAACCCTCAACAGAAACTACTATGGAATCAGCACGCAGTTATCGCGATAAATTATCAGTAGCCATGAACATGGCCAAGTGGGCAGCTGCGGATGCGTGGTGTAAAGCTAATAACATGAAATTTCGCGTCGTTACGGAATTTGATATTTTCAAGAATCATAAGCGGTAAATAGATTGCTTAATGATAAATAGAAGTGTAGTTCGCGGAATTGGCGTTCCCAACTACTCTAACATAAAAGGACTATGTCAGCAATGATATTTATTGACAACAAATACACGCGATGGTATTTTAATATCGTCAACAAAGCAAAATTAAGAACATTACCAACCGATACCTATACAGAAAAACATCACATCATTCCTAAAAGTTTAGATGGTGACAATTCTATTGATAACTTAGTCAGACTATTAGCACGTGAGCATTTTATATGCCATTTATTATTAATAAAAATGACAGAAGGGAAAGCTAAACGTAGTATGGCGTATGCCGCCTGGCAAATGACTAATATTAGTAATAGAGACAGGTATGCTCCAACTTCTAAGATGTACGAATTCTTAAGAAAACAATTATCTAATACATACAAAGGTGTACCTAAATCAGAAGAACAAAAAAGAAAACAATCTGCTATTATGAAAGGACGTAAAGGAACTCCTTGTACAGAAAAAAATAAAAAACTTGCATCATTGCGATTTAAAGGAATTTCTAAAACCTACGCATCTTTTTTAAACAAAAAACATACAGAAGAAACTAAGAAAAAACAATCAGAAATTAAACAAGGTAAGAATAATCCTATGTATGGAAGAACACAATCTGCAGAAACAATAGCCCGGATTAGTCTAAAACAAAAAGGAATTCCTAAACCAAAATTTATCTGTCAAACACTGTGGTAAAATCATTGGCGGAAAATCAAATTATATAAGATATCATGGAACTAATTGCCAGATAAATATCAATTATGACAGACAAACTAAGCCAACTATTCAATTTACCACTACCTGAAGAATCCACTCCAGAAGAAGCTAAATCCAGCATTGAAGAAAACCGTGCTATCATTAAAGAAGTAGATCACGCAATTGACAAAATTGATGCAGCCTTGCCATTTGTTAATGATTTAGACATTAGTGATAAAGAGTTAGATGATTTAAGTGATTTGGCCAAAGAGAAGTTTGAAACATTGGTAGATCTCGGCATGAACGTCGAAGCACGCTTTAGCGGACACATCCTAGCCACAGCAGGAACCTTATTAGGACATGCTATTACAGCTAAACAGGCCAAGCTAGATAAGAAGCTAAGAATGATCGATCTTCAGCTGAAAAAGGCACGTTTAGACTCACAAACTACTAAAACTGACGGTGATAAACTTATAGATGCTGCCGATGGTAAAGCCGTGGTATTGGATCGTAACGAGCTGTTGAAGCAGATCCTGGGTGATAAGCCCAACAGCTAAATCCGCCAAACAAGATAAATAACAAA